GTTGGCGACGGTCGCGGCGACGATGGCGGCGGCCAGGTCGATCCGCGCCTCTGGCGGCGGATCGAGAAGCGCGAAGGCGCGCCATTCGGTGAACGCGGCCGAGTCGATGCGGGCCTGGGCCTCGCGGACGGTGCAGTGCAGTTGCCGCGCGAGCCGGTGCCAGGCCAGGCGCTCGGGCCGCGCTAGGAGTTTTTTGCGGCGCTCTCCACCGCCCCCGGCCCGGTCGCGTTCACCTCGCTGGCCAGCTCGAAGAGCCGGCGCAGCGTGTCGGCGTTTTTCAGCCCGAGCTCCGGGGCTTGATCGTCGCGGAAGAGGCGTGCGCCGCCGTCGTCAAAAAGGCAGCGCACCAAGAAGCGTGCCCGCCAATTCTGCAGGTCGCCGCCAGCTTCCTTGGCGCGGTGCAGCTCGAGATCGTAAGAGTCGCGGTCGGTCCCGCTCATGGGCGCGAGATGGACCGTCACGCCCCAGGCGGTGATGGGCGTGTACTGGCGGTCGGGGAAGGCGAGGATGGATTCTGAGATTGTCATAAGTTGCTAGTTGCCAGTTGCGAGTTGTCAGTGCCGGAAGCGGATATTGTTGCCGAAGCCAAATGTCTGCTGCCTTCACTGGCAACTGGCAACTGGCAACTGGCAGCTCACCTCACGTATACACCCACTTGCCGGTCGGGGTGATCTTGATTTTCTCGGTGACGCCCTGCTTGAGCGGCACGGTGGGCTCATACTGGCTGATGAATCCGGCGCCGATCCAGGCGTGGGTGTCGGGGAGCGTGATCTTCCACGTTTGCATCACCCCGATCAGCGCCTGTAGGGCGGTTGTGCTGGCGGTGAGGTAGATCAGCTCGAATTCCGCATCCCCCTGCTTCCACCAGGCGGCGATCTGCTGCTCGGAGTCATCATCGAACGCGGTGACC